TTTGAATAGAATCTTCACTCATACCTAAAATTTTTGCTGCATCTACATCCAGATACATTCTTCTATTTATTTCATACAAAGCTTTGTTTGCATCTATGTATGCATCGACAACTTCTTCTGGTGTTACCACACCCCCTTTTAAAGTTCTTCTTGTAAAAATGTTTCTTGCATTTCTTATACCATCTTTATAATTTGTAATTTTGTAATTTAAAGATTTACTAGGATCTACAGTTACTTTACGCATACCAGCAATACCTAATAACTCGTTTCCTAGTTCATATTCATTACCTCGTTCGTCAAATCTACCTAAACTATCAATAGGTCTTATAGCTAAACCTAATCTGCCAAGTTGTCTCCAGTTTAGAGGGGCCTGTGCTTCTATTAAGTGAGCCACAGATTTTGCTATCTTACTACCAATAGGATCTATTGCAGGATCTTGGTTGTATATCTCTCTACCATCGGCTGTTCTGCCTGCTCTACCAAGTATTGGTGCAATGTCTTGTAAAGCCTCTGTCCAAATAGACTCTGATATAAACGGCTGTCCAATCTCTCTTGTTGAATCTATAAGACCAAGTATAAAATCATCCATAATACCATCTTTGTCTGTTCTGCCTGAGTTAACTGCGTTAATAACAGTTTGTATCGGTCTTGTTAGAGTATCGTATGCATTTAAGTGAGAAAAATCTACATATGAAAATTTACCGTCATCATTTTTAAATGGTACAAGCACAGAATTTTTAGACCATTCTGGTACATACCTTCTCATTGCTTGTAATTCTTCATCACTAATGTCGTATATTGTTTGAAACATAGTTACTGTTCCAAGAGGTAACGCAGCTGTCGTAGCTCCCATGCCAAACAATCTTTGTAAACCTCTTGCTCTTAATGGATTAACTTCTTTACCATTTATTTTTGCGGTAAAAAATATTTCATCTAAACCAGTTTGCACTATGTTTGTTCCTGTTCTCATTATCTCTGCGGGAAAGGCCACAAAGTTACCAACTGGTAGTTTTCTCAATCCTTTAATAAACTCTGATACAAATGCATAATTTGGTACATTATTTTTAACTAAATTTGCCGCTTGTTTTTTAATATACTCTTCATTAAACACCCCAATTTTTCTATCAAATTTTCTACCCTCTGCATCTGTAATTACTTCAATAATATCATCTCCAAATTGTAAACCTTTTGCTTTATATGCGTCGGTTAATTTTCTTTGTTCTCCTAAAAATGTAAATATTTTCCAAAAATCATCTTCAGCTGTATACGCATCTTGTGCAAATTTTTGTGTTTTTTTTAATGTTTTCATTAAGGTATTTAAACCATTGTAATCTCTACCTACTCTGTTTAATACTTCACCAAACTCTACGTCTTCTAATAAATCTAAAACTTGTTTAACTTGAACTTGTGAATTTACTACACCAAGTTCTAACAGTTCTTGATAAAATTCATTATCTTTCCTAAATCCTTTTACCTGTAATGCATCAAATGCTCTTTTAACATCATCTGTTTGACCAAAAGGAACAAAACCGTTTGCAGCAGCAAAAGCTGCAGCACTAATAAAATTTCTTGCGTGTGTAAATGGTGCAAGAATTGTTTTAGCCATTTGTGATGTAGCTTTTGGATATAATACTAAGTTTTGATATAATGTTGCTGGGAGATCTTTTTTTCTGCTTGTTTTTAATGCTTCAGTCAGAGCATCAGCATAATCTGCCAAAGCAAATTTACCTTGTAAGGGATTTACTATTTCATCTATAGCGTCTAATTCTTCTAATCTTACTTGTTCTATTTCATCTACCGGTTTAATTTTTGCATCTCTGTCTATAAATCTTCCAACTCTCGTTTGTCTAGCCGCATCAATTTTTTCTAATTCTCTAGGTAAAATGGCTTTAAAATCTCTATTTTCAATGGCTCTTTGACCAAAATATTTTTTTGCTTCACCAGGATTATTTACAAGAAAAGGCACTTTTGGTTCTGGCCCAATTCTACCACCAGCGTTCCAGTCATCCCAATTTTTTTTTAAAATATTAGATTGTCTTACTAAATCATCCAAATATTGATTTAATCTTACTTGTAGTGATAACGCATTTGTTCCTTCAACTATTGTTGACATAGGGTTTTCTGCTTTACCTAATAATTTTTTTACAATTTCTTTTCCAACGCCAGTAAGATCACTAATGTTTTTTTTACCAGTCACTGTTGGTGTTCCATCTTTAAGAGTTAACTTAGATAAATTATCTGCTTCAGACTCTAATAAAAATTTAGGAACAGCACCTAATCTTATTTTTCCTGATTGACTATAAGGATTTAATACAACACCTCTTGGTAATTTTGCATTGGTCCATACTCTATCTACCATATCTTTAGCCACCTCATCATTCATAGTAATACCTTTTTTAGCAGCTTCATCTTTAAAATTTTCTACCGCTTCATTAATTACTTTTTTACTTGGGGCGTAGTTGTCTGCTAATCCAAAAGGATTATTTTTAAATACTTCATATCCTCTATCGAGCACATCATTAATTGCTGCAGGTATTACTTTTTGAAAATCTTCAAGAGCATCAGCAGTTAATCTGCCACCCATCATGGTAAATAATTCTGCCCACGTTCCTCGCATGTCATTAAAATTATCTACTAACAACGCTACATCTTTTGGATCAGCTTTATACTTTGTTATTAGTTCTTGACTAAACTCTTGTGTTTTTTTAACATCTATGGGTTTTAATGTGACAGCACCAGTTGTTGGATCTACAATAGGTCTTAAATTATTATTATCAGTTAATATATTATTTAACTTTTTTAATAATTTTTTTCTTTCTTCAAGATCTACTTTGTTACCAGCGTTTTTAAAATTTTTTAATATTCTATTTGTTATCTGATCTATAACAATCATTGCATTTTCTGCTTGGTTAGTATCTCTAGCCATTAAACCTTCGTATCTTTTCTGTGCCTCAAAACCCTCTTGTGTTAATGGACCTCTAGCTCTTAATGGTTTAGATATCCATTTATCTATCCATTTTTCCATAGGATCTATAATTGCTTTACCTGTGCCACCTTGATTTCTTAATTTAGATATTGTCTTACCAGCTGCACCTATTGCACCTGTAAACAACGCACCCTCCACACCAAATTTTAATCTGTTTAATAATTCTGTTTGTGGATCATCTTTATCTCTTTCTATCTCTGTTGGTCCACCAAGAAAGTCCCCAAACGTTCCAGCGTCCTCTACATTACCAACAAAGGCTCCTTCTGCTACACCACCTGCTACGGCTCCTTTACCAAATCGTCTTACTTTCTCTCTACTACTTAAATATTTTCCTGCCTTCTTTGCTTGTAGTGTTGCTTTTGTTAAACCAGATCCAACTTTAAAAGCTATACCACCAGGTATACCAATGTTAACAATTAATTCTGTAATCTTACCAGCAGCTGTTGCCTCTGCTGCTTCATCAAAGGGATTGATCTCATCAAAATATTTTTCTACAGCTTCTGCTCTATTTTTATCTACACCAAGATCCATAAGTGTGGCTGCTAATGTTGCACCACCTTCAAATATTTTAAATACACCTGATCCTAAACCGGCTAAGATAGAAGTTCCTAGTCCGTAATCATCTTTTTGTTTGGGTTTGTTGCTTTTAGGAAGGGTTACCATTTAACCTCCTTAATAAATAAAATCTCTAAATAATACACCGTCTTTAATATCTATTTTTACTGCAGTGTACGGAGCTTCCTCCTCTATAAATATTTTACCAAAATTATCTGCAGTTAATGGTACATCATTTGCCTGTCCTTTTTCTATCTTGATAGGTCTGCCTGCATCACGGAAAGACATTTGTAAACCTAATTCTACAGCTTTATAACCTGAGTTAGATTTGCTTGCTTCTGCTATATTAATTGCTATATTTTCTTTGCCAGTTCTGCTTGCTAAATTTTTTTTGTAATCCATTTCCATAAAAAATCTATCTAATTCTGCTTTAGATTTTTTACCTGCAATGTATTCATTAATTGCTAGGGCTGCAGCTGTTTCTTCCACTTTAGATCTTTTGCTTGGTGTTTTGGCTTGTTCTGCTGCAAATTCTCCAAAAGCTGATTTAGCAGTGGCTCCTGGTTCTAAAGCCTTACCAGCAAAACTTAATAACATATTAGAAATATCCTCACCTCTGGCTTTGTCCCCTCCTAGAAGTTCTGCATATTTTTCTTTGTTTATTTCTATGTCTTCTTCTTTAGGTATATCAGCTTCTAATCTTTTTTTATTTTTTTCTAATTCAGCTTTTAATAAAGTTTGTAAAGCAGCCTCATTATCTACTTCATCTTGTAATCCTTCTGTTGTTTTCTTTTCATCTTCTTTATTATCAAGTATTGCTCTTTCTAATACACCAGGTAATAACATTCTTTGTGTATCTTCTTTTGATAAATAATCAAGCACTGCTCCAGGCACATCCGATAAACCAAGAACAGTACCAGCTGCTATACTTTTTCTAGGATTTCTAGCTATTAAATTTAATAGGGGACTTACACCAGGTATGTCTCTTATACCTCCTCCAGCTACACTAAGATTTCTTCTAAAATCTCCTAAAAAATCATCACCAAATTTATAACCTTGCGGCACTAATTCTTTACTTGTGGATGGTTTGCCTCTTAAAAAATTTCTACCGGCTCTAATCATATTTAATCCACCACCACCTGCTTTTAAAAATTTACCAGGTCCTGCAAAAAATAATGCATCTTCTGCAAAATTTCTTGGTTGAAATGGTACGGGATTGACTGCTGATCCTGTGCCTGGAATGTTCATGCCTAAAAAAGTTCTAGGTTGTGTTCTATCAAATCCCGGAGCAAATCTAGCAGGATCATTAAAAAATAAACTATTAGCTGATCTAATCCTATCCATTAAACTACCACCAGTAACCTGTCCACCATTATCATAACCTACTCTACCACCTTTTTTATAGGATAAACCAGAAGTTATCCCCGTTCCGCGACTATCGACGGGTCCGCCTCTAAACATTGGTCTTCTAAATGTATTCATTATCCAAATATCCCTAACTTACCTAGTACACCACCAGTTCCTGCTGCGCCTCCTAAGAAGCTAGCTAATGGACTTGCTGGTGGGGCGCTTGATTGAAACCCAACAGTTGTAGTAGGAAATGCTCCCGGTTGTATTTGTGCTAACTGTTGTCCTACTAACCCTAATCTTGTGAATGGTTCAAACTCTGCTTCTCTTGCAGCAATTTGATTTGCATCTAATTGTGCTTGTGCAAACGCTTGATCAGCTTGACCAATTCCTGCTTGGAATGCACCAAGACCTTGTCTTGCTGCTAAATCATTTGCTGCCGCTGCTTGTGCTTGTTGAAATCCTTGTTGTAATAATTGTGCTTGTAGGTTTGCTCTATTAGCTAATTGATTATTTAAAAACTCTGCTTCTAAAATACCAGATCTACCACCACCAAAAGCCCCTGCACTAATAGCTGCATCTCTTAATCCTGTTCGTTGTATAGCTTGTTGTCTATCAAAGTCTGCAAGTGTAGTATCAATTACCTCTTGTTGGTAAGGTGACATGAAAGGTTTGAACGCATCTGGACCAACCAAGGATCCTAAACCTGACGCCGCAGCTGTTACATCTTTTTGTAATTGTGTCTGTGCTGCTACTTGCGGATCAAATTTTGTTGTGTCAATTTGTTGTCCAATAAGTGGAGTTAACTTTTTAGTAAAGGCTGTAAGTGCACCTTCTAGTACCGGTGCTGGTAATACCTGTGTTTGTTCTATTGCCATTATGCTCTAGCCTCCAATTGATTCATTAAATTATACATACGTTGTGCTCCTTTATTTACACTACCACCACCCGCTGCTCTAACTGCATCAGCAGTCATTACAAACTCGTTCTTAGATAATCGTGCAGGGACGTCATCTGCTTTTTCTTTTTTGCCTATCGGCACAAATCCACCACCTCTTAAATCCATTTCTTTGCCACCAAAGTTTAACATACCGCCGTCTTTTAATCCAGCTATTCCTCCACTAGCCATATCTTCAGGCGTAATATTTTTTATGCTTTCCATCATTTCTTCCGTATCTATTATTTTACTAGATCTTTCCATTGGTGCAGGAGGTGTAAATCCTTCATATTCATAAATCTCTGCTATTTGATCTCCATCTAATTCTAATAATTCTTTTTCTGTATATCTACCTGTTTTAATAAGATCCATACTCATTTTAGCTTCATCACTGCTATAGTACTTTGGTCTTCTAAATAATCTTAATGCGGCTAACCCTTCTTTTACTATTTTACCTCTAGCATATCCAACTCTACCACCTTCTTTTAATCCTATTTCATCAAACGTATCTAGTATATCTTCTTCTTCAAACCCTGATACTTCCATCGCTTCTCTGATCGCGGCTCTTCTAGCATCTGCAATAGCTGCTTCGTCAGCTCCTGCCGCTGCAAGTTCTGCTGCTTCTGCTGCGTTAAAGTCTCTTAGCGCCGCTGTTGCAGTCGTATAACCTAAATCACCAACAGACTGTGCCGCTGGAATTGCAAGTGCTTTACCTGCTGCTTTAGCTCCCTCTTTTGTAAATAAATCTATACCACCAGCTTCTGGACCTCTACCCACTGCTTGCAATGTTTCTCTAGTACCACCTAACAAGTCTGCACCTTTAGCTAATCCTGACAAACCAAGATCAGCTGCTTTTGTAAAAAATCCTCTATCAGCTAATATTTTTTGTGTAAATTCAGGCATCGTTGCACCACCTGCAGGAAGACTAGAAAAAGCACCTTGAGTTGTCATACCTCTTAAAGTATCACCAAAACCTTGTGTTGTACCAAGACCTTGTAAACCTGCTAAACCTGCTGACAATAAATTAAGATCCTCGCCTTGTGGATCTGCTGCTGCCTGTGCTCCTAAATTAGCCATTGATGACAATGCAAATCTTTGAAAACCTGGATTAGTTGCGAAAGGTAAACTTGTAATACCTGCACCTGGTAACATAAAAGGAACGGCCGCTGCTAAAAAAGGCAACGCCGGCCTTACTTCCTTCGGAATAATTTTTTGTGAAATTTTTCTTACTGGTTTAAATACTTTTGATACAAACTTACGTAATCCCATGGTTTCTCTTTATATTATTAATGTTAAGGCAAGTTCGCAAAACTTGTAAATAGGCGAGTGTTGTACAATTTACTAGGTTTTTGAACATTCGTCAACGACCTATAAGTTAGTTTTACCACCCAAAGGCAAGCCCTGTATCTTAACATGTACGCTTCTTGATATATCATTTTGCGTAGTATCAGTAACTGGGCTATCTACGTCTTCTTGGGCCTCTGCATCCGATAGATATTCTCTACCTGTTTTTAGGTGTTTTATAGTCACTTCTACACGAGGTTTATAAACTCTTACTTTTTTACCGTCTATAACTTCATCTACAAATGACTCTTCTTGTTCTACAAATGGCATTATCTGTCCTCCCTGTTTATTTCTAATACAGATGCAATAACATCCACTGCACCACTACTTGCCTGCACTTTTAATATTTCACTTTCTTTCATGATTAAAGGTTCACTCAATACTTGTTCTTTTTGATCGGCTGCTAAATCGACGTCATTATCTACAACAAAAATATTAGAACTAGCATCAACTAATGTAACTTTAACAACTGCTGTGCTTCCAGCATCTTCTGCTATTAATAAAGATTTTACAATAGCTCTAGAATTAGATGGCACTGTGTAAAGTGTTGTTAAATCTGTATTTGTTAAACTTGTTTTTTCGTTCTTATATATATTTGCCATTATCCCAATCCTAACCAAGTAAATCGTTCTTGGTCTTCTTTTTGTTGTGTTAAGTATGTAGAGTTTAATTGTTCTATTAATATAGACAAGGCTCTGTTTATTTGTCTTTGATTGTCTTCACTATATTCTTTTTTAGGTTCTGGTAATCTTACTACTATTTTTGCCATTAGCCTCTCCTTCCGTCTGGTTGTAGGTCTACTTGAAACGTACCAAATCTCCACGATTCACCGGCCCCTGTATTTTCTATTTTAATATTTGCATAACGTCCTCTGGCCCTGGTGTCAACTTTAGTTGTACTAGATGTAATTGTAAAAGGGCTTAAGGTTGTTGCTGTGCCTGTATCTGCAGGAAAATCTTTTACAGATATGGTTACTTGGTTGTTACCTGTTAATACTTTAAAGTTTGGTAAAAATCTACGCATAGCCAAAAACACTTCACTTTGATCTTTTTGTAAAGAAAAACTAAAAGACTCAACAAAAGATGTTAATGCTGTGGTGCTACCATCAGGATTTATTTGATCCGTGCCAACTTCGTGTTCAAACAATACTGTTTGTCCTAATCCTGTTTCACCTACAATTACAGGAAATGTTCCTGTGCTAGAACTGTTATATGCGGTTGCATATGGTTTTGGATATACTAAAGAGTCTATCCAAGTTGTTCTTATTGAATTAGTATTAGTTGCTGTATACCAATTACCCATAGGTAAATTAGCATTATCTTGTCCATAGTTATAAACTACATATCTATCATTAAATGTAGAGTTAGCTGTTGGATACCACCAAATAACTTCTGTAAATAGATTGTTTATGCCTGCACAAATTTGTTGACCTTTTGTAGTATCGATATCGTCGTAAACATAATCTTCAACAGAACAAGGTAAAGTGTTAACTGTACCATCAAAAGAAAAGAATCCATTGTTACCCATCCAGTACGCAACACCATCAATTTCTATCGCTGCATTTTTACCAATCAAACCACAGTTTGTACCGACTTGTTCAAATCCAAATGTAAATGGTGCACCAACAAATTTCATTGCATACAATGCATTATCAGTCCACACTAGAATATTTTCTTTTGCAACCAATGCACCCATAATTTTGGTGCCATCTTGTAGTCTTTGTGTGCCTGCAGTGTTTGTAGCTTCAGGTGTGTAATTATTTATATCTTCATCTACAGAAAATCTAATAAACATATCGTCCTGTGTTGTAGGTGATCCAATAGTTTCTTCTGTTCCAAAATGAATTAAGTGTCTTGTTGTAGGTGATATTAATGTAACTCTAGTTGCACTTGGATTATTTGTAGTTGCAAATCCAGATGTAGATGTAGAAGCTCTAGTCCCTGTTGGATTAGCAGCCCCTGCATTCCAAGTAAATGTTTTACCATTAGCAATTGTTGCAACTAATACTTCACCAAAATTACTTAAAGACCATAAACCTGGTTCAAGAGTTACCGTTGATGCCTGCACTGCGCTACCAAAACCTGTAAACAAAGTTGCATTTGTAACTGTTGCACCATCAGAATGTATTGCAGTAGACGTACCATTAGTGCCTCTTGTTATGCCTGTTAGTTCAGCACCAGCAACTCCTGTGTAAGTTATCAATTCACTACCAACAGCGATTGTACCACCGGCCGTCGGAAAACCAGTTGTTGATGTTAAACGTATTTGTGTGGCAGATCCATTGTTACCGTTCGTATCCGCGGCCAACGCACCATCTAAATCATTAGTAGTAACACCTGTAATTGTTCCACCATAGTTTCCAATACCAAAACCATAACCGTAAGACTGTGCTGCAGGACCAACTGGTTCGTAAGCTTGATAACTCATACTACCAGTGAAACCTACATTACCACTTGCATTGCTTGTTTGATTAACTGTAAACTGTGTGTCTGTTGGAACAGTTATTATTTGAAAATTTTTAGATAAAAAATCTGTATCATTATATCCAGTGCCGCCAGGAAAACTACTGAAACTATCGGCAAATCTAATTATATCACCAACAGATAAACCATGAGCAGATGATGTTTGAAACTGGACGCTATTAGATCCAGATACTGTTTTCATCTGAACACCAGTAACTGCGGTTTGTAATGGAGTTATATCAAAAAGTTGTCCTTCAAAATATAAAAGTAAAAATTTATCAGTGCCAATAGCAACGTACCTATTACCTTCTGTATCAACAAATGCGTGTTGTTTTCTAGCTACACCTACAATTGTATCTGTTAAAAGAGAAGACCAACCACCAACTTTTTCTGGTAGTCCATATCTAAATCTTACATTATCTGAATCTACCCAACGACCTTCTGCCCCAACCGATGTATCTTGTTTGTCGATTCCAGGAGCAAACTTAATTTTCGTAAGCGGCATTTTTTACTCCTATGATGTTACGTTGTATACGTATTGCCAACCTTTGGTTGCGTTAGTGTATCTTAATTTAATCGATTGATTATTAGCTGTTAAATCTAAATTAGATGCAGCACCTCTTATTGGTTGACTGTTTCTATTTACAATCACTTTGTTTGAACCAAATCCTCCAGTTGCTGATACGTCCATTATAGATACTTCATCACCCATAGTTGGTGATGCTGGTAGTGTAATTGTAACTGGAGCTGCAGCTGTATCTATTAATAAGTTATCACCAGGCACGGCTGTGTAAGCTGTAATAGAACTTGATGTAATTGCAAAGTTACCTTTTTGTAAAATATCTAATCTTGCATCTGTTCCATTAGAATGAATTAACATTGTTGATCCTACAGGAACAGGAATCGGATTTGATGATCCAGCTGTTTTAATACTTAATGTATATTTGTTTGCTGTTGTTCTATCTGTAGCATCTTGTATTATATAAACTCTTGTTGCTGTACCACCAGTTGTTGATGCAGGTATAATTAAATTAATATTGGCAGTCATTGTGCCAGTAAGTTTTAAATAAATATTTTTACCATTAGATGTAGCACCGTCTGATAAGGCTAAAGTAACATCTGAACCAGATGTCATTGCCACATCAATTACACCCGATGTTGATTGTTGTAATACTTGTAAATTAGTATTTGTTATTGTTCCCCATAGACCGGCTTTCTCACCTGTTGCTACAAGTTCTAATGCTAAATCTGTTGAAAATGTTGATGCCATATATTATCCGTACGGTTTAATTGGTGTCCAAACCATTGTTGCTCCTGGTACAATTTCGTTCCACGTAATAATGCCCGGTTCGCCAGTTCTTAAAGTCATAGCGTTAGCCGGTGCTTCTATACTCGCAGTTCCAACAATACTAACAGATCCAGATCTTATAATCAAGTTGTTTCCAGATGCTTCTACATTAGCGTCTGCTGATACTGTAACGGTCCCCGTTCCTAAAGTTAGTGGTGTTTTTGGTGCTCCAAGGTTTGCTGTACCTACTAGTGTTACTGTTCCAATACCAAGTGTTAGTTGATTACCGGTAATATTTTCTGTAACTGAATCAGCTGATACTTCAATAGGACCAATACTTAATGTTAAATTATTACCAGTAATATTTATAGTAACTTTATTATCAGCCGCCGATTGAGAAATCGGAAATTGTGATATTGCGTCAAAACCTAAATTCATAAATGTCCTTAAAAGGAGACACGGGGTATGTGGTGGTGCCGTGCCTCCATCCAAGATTATATCATCGTTGGAACCAATTAGGAAGACCTAAATGCATACGTTTATCAAACATATTCTTCTTGGCCCCTGGTGTCTTACAATCATTATAATGCATAAAAACCTGTACACATTCCGTGCCTTTAAACTTTTCTCGCCAATGTTCTAACTCACAACCTCTATAAACTAACATATCTCCAGGTTCTAAATTTACTTTAATGCCTTTAGCTTTGCTAACATTAGTAATTTTTTTACCATCTGCAACACCCACGTTTTCATTTGGGCTTAAATATATAGGCCATTTATCACCACCAAGATTCATGGTTGTAGATATCTCACAACTAAATCTATCTTTGTGTCTTTTTAATTCATCACCTTTTTTATATATTCTTGCATAAGTATAGGCTGGATACAATTTAAGACCTGTTATTTTTTCCATTTCTGGTTGACATTTTAACATTAAAGTTTCCATAGCTATATTTGCATATTGAGAATAGGTGCCAGGAATTTGTTCATTTTTACCTTCGTAGTATCCAATAATAGTTTCAAAAGGTGAAAAGTATCTTGCAACTTTACAGGTATCATAAACTTGTTTTTGCATTCTAAAATAATTTGCAATAAATGTTGCTAGATCTTTTGATATAGCTTTTCTAATTACTGTGTATTTATTTTTTTTAAACATCTTTAGCCATTTCTTTTGGTACAGCCTGTATGTTCCAATGTATAAATCTAAATGGCTCTTTACCATGATCGACTGCATACTCATGCTCTAAATATCCTGGAAATATAATTAATGTGCCCGGTTTTGGTTTAAGATGAAATTGTTCATGACCAGCCCATACACCTTTTAAGTCTGGTTTCATTTTTAATTTTGTACATCTTGCACCGGTCTTTGGTTCATGAAATATTGGAAAAGATGTTTTATCACTGCATTTTAAAAAATAAAAACCTGACACGTGTTGATTCCAATGTATATGTGCTGAGTGATGTCCACCACCTTTTTTAGCAAACTCTTGTACCCATAATTCACTAAACAGGGTTGAGTATTGTGACATATCATAACCCTGATGGTCTAAATATTCCCAGGACTTTTGACCAATATAATTTCTAAAATCTAAAAAATTATTGTCCATTGTAAGTGGTGTCGAATGATATGATCTTCCAAAGTCACCATATTTTTTTATATATTCTTTTTCTCTTTTACGAGCATCTGCAATATACACAAAACTAGGAAATACAATAATAGATCCTTTGGGTAATATCTCTTTGCATTGTATTCTATGTTTTGATTCGTCCCTCATATGTGGATCATAGTTTCTAAAATCAAATTCTAGTTCACCACCTTTATATTCTGAACCATCTGTTAATTGACAAGTCATAGATAATTTTCTAATTTTGCCATGATCTGGTGTATTTGGTTTATCATAAGGTTTATCCCAACCATCACAATGCCAATCATAATATTGATTTAGTTTATATTTTGTAAACTGACAAGACTCACTTCTGTCCCAATCAAAATTCCAACCAGCCATTTCATTTGCTTTACGTACATATGGATGTAATTCTTTATATATCCAAGTATCATTAAGCCATACTAAATCTGATTTTCTTTTCTTTTGCATGTTTAATACTTCTTCTTTATTTAATTTTCTATCACCATATCCACCTGTTCTAGCCATAACCTCTTTCTGCTGCAACGCATACTTTATTACATCATCACAGAATTTAGGTGTAAGTACACCACTAAAATACCAATAGTAATTAGATATATTCATAAGTTATTGTTTGTACAAAATTTAAACTATCCTTTTGATTATTAATTAAGTAATACATATTAGTTGATGGAAACATAATAAACATATTATTTTTAAGTTCTATATCCCAAGATCTACCTTTACGTCTATTGTCTTCGTAATGTATTCTAACCATACAATTTTTAACATTAACACCATATAACAAAGTGTAATCTGGTGAATTACGCAAATCTACAGGATCTATATTTAATAAAGGAATTGTTATCTCTTGGGGTTTATACATATTGCCCCACGTTTCTTTGTTAACTAAAGTAAATCCATAGTTCAAATTTATATGCTCTCTCATATAAGTGTTAAGCATATCAAATGTTTTTGAAGGTGGGAAAGGTGAGTCTGTAACTTGTGATTTTAAAATATCGTTTTGTAATTTATCTCGATCAATGTCCCAATCTTTGGGCATTGTAACATCACCATAATATAACGCTATTTCAGATAATACTTTCTTCTGCATACCACATACCTTTGTAATTTATGCTAATCTGTCTGTCAAGTCCCAAGACTGGCCTTCTTCATTCCAAAAATACTCCCAACCGTGAGTACCAGCTTCGTTTTGTGAAGTTTGTTCTGCTGTTAATGCAGGAGCATCACCACTCGGTGATTTCCAACTAGCAGTTGCAATATCTTTTACCCAAGATGCATATGGTTTTTTAGGCCAGAATATTTGATTATCTTCATCCCAAGTATATCCTATACCTGCGTAGTTTCCTCTAAACGCTTTTGAGTTATCTCCAGACAAGTGTTTATTATTATATGTGTTGTATGAAGTTTGAATCCACATTTGTGCAGGCCAGTTGTTATGTCTTTCTAACCACTGTTGACCTACTGCTTCGTCTTCAACACCATCAGCATTTAACATTTTATCATTATCCATAGTTAATACTTGGATAATTTTTCCGTTAGCTCCTAGTTTTGCAAAATGTGCCATAATGTTTCTCCTTATATATTAGTTTTAATTATCATTCAACTATTGAAATTTATATCTTATTATTACAACTCCTGAGCCTCCAGCTCCTGCTACATACGGATTGTGTGAACCACCTCCGCCACCACCTGTATTTGCTGTTCCTGCAGTTCCTGTTGGTCCACCACCATCAGACGTTGTACCACAACCAGGTGTTCCATTTCCAGCTCCACCACCAGCTCTTCCTGTTGGAGTTCCGTTAATACTTGAAGTTCCTCCTGCTCCGCCGGGACCTCCTGAAGGTCCAGTTCCCGCTCCTCCGGCAGCTGTTGCTCCGCCTCCACCACCTGCGGGTGCAGTTCCTGCACCGACTCCTCCTGGATTACCTTGTGGGGGACTAACTGGTGGAGTATTTCCTGTTCCTG